ACCTCGACACCTCCGGGCTATTTACATGCCGGGGCGTGGGTTTTACCAATGAAACCTGGTGGATTAACTGCAAAAAATAATATTTCAATCGATATTTCAAACGGTTTAATTGCTAAGGGGAATAACCTATCATCAAATATTAACAGTAGTATCTTAGAAACTAATATTACACTTGCAGCAATTATTAATATCAATTCTGCTTTAAGTGGAAATATCTCAATTAGTTCTTCTATTATTCAAACAATCCAAAATATTACTTCAAACATTGCAGCAAGTGGAATTATCACTGCTGCCGATATTCAAACTCTGGCCGTTATTTATATTCAAGCTGCGCTTAATGGTTCGATTACTGTTAGTAATGCTCAATTGGGTGCATTAATAGACTTAACATCAAGCTCAAGCGGATCGATTAACGGTGGAGCAATTGCTAATATTTTAGTAAATATCGGAGCAAGCATTGGCGGCCCTACAAGCCTAAGTCCAGAAGGTTTAGCAAATGCTGTTTGGTCTAAAGATATATCGGACTTCATGGATGCCAACACATCAGGTAGGAAATTAAATGATTCTGGATTGGCAACAAATCCGTGGAGTGCTCCATTAAGTTCAAATAATACAGCGGGTACATTTGGGTGGTTAATTCAGAAGCTCTTAACGGTTGGAAAGTTTTTAGGGCTTAAATAGCTCATCCCTACTATCGAATACTCATGTTAAATAACGTCCACGGATAGGATTATATTTTAATGTTAACTATAAATTACAATAGCAATGACCTATCAATCAAGCTCGAAGAGTTTAGTGCCCCAACGGTAGCAATTACTCTTTTGTCGAGCGAATTTATCTATGTTGGTTATTATAAACCAATTAGTAATTTCTATCTTGAAATTAGCAATTCGATCACTTCGCTCTCTACTTTAAAGGTTGAATATGAAACAGCAAGCGGCTTTGTTGATGTTGATAACCTTATTGATTATACTAGCGGTCTTGGAGAGTCTGGAAAGGTTTCATGGGAAGTAAGTGGAACGCAAATCAGCTCGACTTTGTTTGGAAAAACACTTTACTGGTATAAATTATCAGTCAATGTCGACACAGTATCAAGAACCTTACTAGGCTTAAACGTCCTTTTTTCTAACGATAAAGACTTATCCGAAGAATACCCTAACATTGAAACTAATTTACCTTTAGGGGCAACGAGCTTTGTTAATTTTCACGCCTCGGCTAGAAAGGACATCGTGCAATCTCTGCGTAAGAAGTTCGATGTTAAAGCTAATCTCTTAACTCAATACGACCTTTTAAATAATGAAGAAGTGAAGCAAGCTTCTAAATACCTGGCACTCTCAAAAATCTTTGACTGGTTATCAGATGCGCCTAAAGATAAATGGTCTGAGAAATCGGCCTTTTACTACAATAAACATGCTGATTACCTAGTAGGTATCGAGTTGACGATTGATTCTAATGACAATGGCGTTATTGATACGGTAGAAAAAAGCGTCATTCAATATGTGCAGATAGTGCGTGTCTAGTTACGTTAAACAAATCACCGATTCAATTGAAGCTAAAATCATTTCTTTGATTCCGGCTTTTTCGAAGTCTCCTTATGTTTGGAGTGTAGGGAATAACAACACTAAAACTAGCAATAATATCTTTCGAGTGATTCCCGATGCTGGACAAAGTATTGAGGGTGCTATGCGCTCTTTAACTATATCGCAAAAATTCACCGTTTATCTGACAACTAACTTTATAAATAAAAACGCCTCCGATGTTGAACTGCAAACAGCTATCGAGTCGCTTTATGTCTCATTAGAATTAGTGACACAAGAGGCGATGCTGAGACGTTTCGCCATTAACCGCATCATGAGCGTTCCAGAGTTTGAATTAACCGCACCGGAAATAGATCAAGATAATCATACAGTAACAATAGGCGCATCTTATCGCGTCCTTTATAGAATGGAGTAGTAAATGGGCTTATTGGTAAAAAACAAATCATCAATCGCAATTAAAAAAGAAGTAACCGAAGGGACTTATAATGCTCCAACGGCTTCAACTGATTTCTTAGAAGTGCTATCTAGCGGCTCAGAAATGGCCCTAAAACGCGATGTAATCGAAAGAAACGTACTAAGTAGCACGATTGAAAACGTAGCGACTAGATTAGGCATGAAAAACGTCTCAGGAAATATCCCAGTTGAATTTAAAGCAGGATCGGTTGCCGGAGCTGAGCCTCGTGAATCGGTTCTTTATGAATCATTATTAGGTGGAAAACGCTCGGGAACAACTACGACAACAAAACCAACTGGTAACACGTCAACTGTTTTAGCAATCCAAGACGCTGACATTGCAAAATTCAATATTGGTGACATGGTGTTAATTAAAAAAGCTGGCGCATACGAAGTTCGCCCAATCGTTTCAAAAACGACAGGCGCAGGAGTGGCAACGATCACACTTTTATTTGCTCTTGATGGCGGAGCTCCTGGAGCCTCAGTAGTCATCGAAGCTTTTTCGACTTTCTTTCATGACAGTAATGCTTACGCTTCATTCTCAGCGTCTTATTATGCTGGTGGATCAGTTAAAGAAACTGCTCTTGGTGCAAAGTGTGTTAGTGGATCGGTAGAATCATGGGAAACAGGAAAGATTCCAACTCTAAAATTTGCTATGGCCGGATTAGATATGACTCAAGCGGTAGCGACACCAGCTTACACGCCTGACTTCTCATCAGACGCCAAGGCTCCAACCATGTTCTTAGCAAAAGCGTATATTAACTCGGCAGCAGTTGATTATAATAAACTCGGCTTAACTATGACGAATGAGAAGACTGATATTTTGTCAGCGGCTTCAAGCTCAGGGAAGATTGCCACTAAAAAGACTAAGTTCACAGTAGAAGGGACAATCGATCCATATAAGTCTGATTCAGATGTTGCTCGTTCAACGGCCTACAATGCTAATCAAAACGTAAGTATTTTTACTTATGCTTTTTACGATGACGGTTCTACGGCAGGACAATTCGCTAACATTATCGCGATCTATATCCCACAAGCTAAAATCACAGAGCTAAACGAGGCTGAAAAGAACGGCGTAATCGTCGAAGAGATGAAGTTTAAAGCTTTCAAGTCTCTTGGAAATGACTCAGTATTTATCGGATTTATTTAATTAACAATCGGGGTGAGTGAATACTTGCCCCTTATTCTTTGGAGAAGTTCAAATGAAAGTTCTACGCAAGACAGACAGAGTTAAGTTTAAAATCGACGAAGTAGAGTTCACTATTGCACCTCTTTCTTATAGAGATCGCATTGAATTATCAACTTCAGTTAAAAGCGCATCTGGCGAAGTGGTTTCTAATTACTTAGAACAAACTTTGATGATGATTAAAAAATGCTTAAAGAATATCTCTGGTTTAAAAGACCATGATGATAAAGATTATAACTTAGACTTTGATGGCGAAGAATTAACCAATGACTGCTCAGATGAGCTTCTTATGTGCTTTCAAAATAGCAAGGCGATCACTGCTTTAGTTCAATCCTCAATGGGAAACATTGAAGGTGTTGAAGGCGTGGAGTTTTCTGTTCTGGGAAAGTAGTCAAAGAGATTAGAAAGATTTCTTTCCTCTCAAACGAAGAAGTGAATCAGTTTATTGGAACTTTTAAAGCTTACACTGAAAAAGATTTTAACTGTGAGAACTGCAAAAAGATGAACACGAAAGAGATTAGATCAAATAACAAAGCATGTGATAAAATGGTTTCTAAGCCTATTTATCGCTCGTTTAATGGGGCGAAGTTCTACACTTGTCCCTCTAATTTCTATCTTGAATCATGCGCTCACTGGTTCGATCTTTCACGCCATTTCGATAATGGTAACATGCTGCTCGATATGGAAGCCCCAAATAAGAACATCGAAGCTATGAGTTTTGTTTCGTCACTTAAAAATAATTATCAGAATGAAAAAATGAAGGAAATTAGATCATGAGTGATGATGTAAAGATCAAAGTAAGTGTAGACGATGCCCAGGCAAGCCAGGCGTTTAAAAACTTAAATAAAAACACAGATGACTTTACCGGAAATTTCACAAAGGGAATGGATGGAGTTATTAGTTCTTATAATATCTTTGAAGGTGCAGTTGCGGCGGGTATACTCCTAGATGCATTTAATACAATTAAAAATGCCATTACAGGATTTGTTAATGGGTCAGTTCAAGCATTTTCAGAGCAGGAAGATGCAATTAATAAGCTTAAGCAATCGTTTATCTTAACAGGGCAAGCCTCACAGTCGGCAGTTGACGGAGTTCAGGCTTTTGCAACTGCACTAGAAAGTAATTCTCGATTTGCTGATGAAAATATTATTGCTCAAGTTGCCTATGTTAAGTCACTGGGAACCTCAACATCATCTGCTAAGGAATTTGTTAAGGCCGCCGCGAACATGTCTGCCGTTCTGGGTGGATCACTAGAAGAGAATACTGCCAAGTTGGGCTTAACACTTTCAGGAACCACTGGGAGATTATCTCGACTAATACCAGAACTTAAAACACTAACGGCAGAGCAGTTAAAAAATGGTGATGCCGCCGAAATTATAAATAAGAAATTTGGTGGATCATCTGCCAATGACTTAAATACCTACGCCGGATCAGTCGCAGCTCTTAAGAACTCAGTCAATAATTTACAAGAGTCTCTGGGGCAATCAATCGTAAAGAGTGGATTCTTTCAAGACTCAATGAGTACTGCAAAGAAACTTATTGATGATTTTAATCAATCCGTTACGTCTTCAGATGCAAAGCTTCAAACAGCATCAGGAGGCTTTGGCGTTGCTTCTAAGACAGCAGAGCAATTGGCCCTTGATTACAATGCTATCGATATTCAAGTTAAAAAATTCCAAGCATCACTAGAAGAACATAACAGCAAAGGGACGATTGCTAAGTTTTTTGATGGTAGCTCTGACGTTTTACAGGATCAAATTGACAAATTAACCGCTGCAAGAGATGCGATTGAAGAGAAAATTAAATACTCTTCAAAGGGCGTATCAAAAGAGGCTCCAGACAATAAAGCCGCAGAGTTTAGAACTCAAGAGCAGTTAAATACTGAGAAAAAACTTAACGCTGATTTATTTGAAATAAAACTACAGTCTGAAGCAACGGCCAAAGACTTTGAAGACCAATTATTTATTTCTCAACAAGACCAGGCAAAGGTTAGGACTGAGATAATAACACAAGCTGCCTATGAAGCAGAAATGAGAAAGGTAGATGCAGTTTATCAAGGCGAAATAGAGAAAAACAAAGTAATTGAAGACTCAAGAGAAAGACAGCTTACTAATGACATTGCTTTTGAGAAAAAAGAAAGTGCTCAAATTGCAGCATCAAGAACAAAAAGACTGGCCGATGAAAAAGCTGCAAAGACAGGTAGTGTGGCACTTGAACTGTCATATCAGAACTCTAAAAATGCAATAATTGCACAAGGTTTTCAGCTTGCAGCAACACTTGCAAAAGACGGAAGCACTACACAGTTCATTATTCAAAAAGCCGCAGCGATCGCAGAAATTATTATTGCAGATGGTAAAGCCAGAGCACTAATTCCTGCCCAGACAGCTATGATTCCATTTCCTGCAAACTTAGCAGCAATTGCTAGTTTGAATGGATATGTAACTGCACAGACAGCGATAGGATCGGCCATCGTACTTGCTTCGGCTTTAAAGTTTGAAACCGGTGGGATCGTGCCAGGACTAGGACAGTACGGCGATCAAGTGCAAGCAAGACTTAATCCAGGCGAAATGGTTCTAAATAAAAATCAGCAATCTGAATTAATGGATATGGCAAATGGAAAATCAAATAATGGCAACGGCAATCTTATTAATTCTGTTGTGGATGCTGTTAGAAATATTTCTTTAAATGTCGTGATCGACGGTCGAGAAATTGCTCGAACGGTTCGCGATCAAAGACTAAGTGGGTTCGCTGTATGAGTACACAATTTTTTACCGTTAACGAACTAGATCATGCTACGGCGGTTGTTAGTTCACAGAACGCGCAATTTCCTTTGTCTAATCTAAACGATCCAAGACGCTCAAAGGTCTATCGCTCAACTTCAAACGCTGATTCCTTAACGCTTGATCTTGGTTATGCTTGTTTAGTTAATTCGATCATGATCGTTGACGATCCGATGACTGGAAATAAACTCACAGGATGCACCGTTCGCATTGATAACGCTTCTGATTTTAGCACGGCAATTGTCGGAACGATGACGATCGATGCCCTTAATGGCTTTAGTTATATTAATTTCACAACAACCGTACCAGTTCGATATGTCAGACTTGAAATGACCGCCGCGAGCGGATTTTGTGAGCTTGCAAAGCTCTTTGTTGGCTCTAAGCTGACACTTGGGAGTGAGATCGATTTCTCACTTCCTTTATCTTTTCAGATGGTGAATAAAAATACCATTTCAACCAATAGATACGGACAAAGATTTATCGATGAGATCAACACTCAAAAGAAAATTGTCGGTAAAATTGCAGCACTAGACAAGACTGAGCTCGATGGCATTTTATCAATGCTCGATTATTCAAATAACTCGCGTCCGATTTGGATCAAGTTCGATGCTGTGTTAAATAATCCTAATCGCCTGAGTGGTTATTATTATCTCACAGGATCGCCTCAAATCAGCTTAGACAGCTCGCTCTATTGGTCGCTAAGCCTCGACTTCGAAGAGGCCCTATAATGTCTCGCGTGTATTGTGAGGAGCTACTCACAACGCTCTCGCAGTCAATGAGAGTCAGTCAGGCGATGAACATTGGGGGAATTAAACTTAATCTATTAGCATCCTCTCCATCCTTAACCTCAGTCACTGTAAATTTAATTAAAGATTCAGTAACTTTATTTAGCAAGACTCTCACTTTAGCTGAAATTAAAAGCATGGGATTGACTACGCTTAACAACTGGCATGGCTTTATTCCCTTTAGTTCGAGTGCTTCGCTTTACTTAAGCGAGGGCGATTATCAAATTGTTTTATTTGCGACTGGCTACACTTATTCAGAAACGAACTTCATCGGTTGGTGCAAGGATCTCGTTTGCACTATCGGAAACGTCTACGGAATTATTCCCACCAATTATACACTTAATCCATATTCGTACCGTTTAATCGAGTACAAACCAAGAGAAAATTAAATGGCTTTACGAACATTAGACATAGCCGATGGTTTCGCAAGCGCAAGCACTCCGAGCGATGCGGTTATTATTGCAAAAATAAAAGATGCCACTGGAACGGCTTTTAGTCCTTCGAATAGACTACCAGTCGATATTGGAACCGTTACATTGTCTGTAAGTAACGAAGTCGAAATTAAAAATGATTCAGGAAATCCAGTTCCAGTTAATGGAACAATCACCGCCAACATTGGAGCCACTAATGGCATCGCACTTGATGCAACCTTGACTGCCAATGGTGTTTTAAGTGGAGCAGTAACCGAAACTGCACCAGCTACCGACACCGCCTCAAGTGGACTTAACGGAAGACTCCAAAGAATCGCTCAACGTATTACCTCATTGATTGCTTTATTCCCCACGGCACTAGGTCAAGGGACAATGTCAACTTCAATGAAAGTGGTCATCGCCAGCGATCAGTCATCAATACCAGTTTCAAGTGGTTCAACTACTGGAACTATTACACACATTCAAAAAACAATTGGAACAACTGCCGTTCGTGCGACCGTTGCCGGAACCGCTGCAAGTTCAACACGAAAAAGACTATCAATTAAGCCGAGTAAAAATAACACAGGTGCGATCTACTATGGATCATCAACCGTATCAATTTCTAGTGGGGTCGAAATCATCGGGCCAAATAATTTAGACTTCCTGGCTGATGGATCTGACTACTATCTTATTTCAGATACAGTCGGACAGGTTTGTGAAATTTTAGAGGTTATCTAATGCGAAAACTATTATCAGTAATTCTTTTATTATCTTTTAACTCATACGCTGGGGCACCATTAGGAGTTCAAGGGCAATCGGGAAGCACTAACTATCCCCCTGTGGTAAAAGTTCCCTATAATCAAAATACCGTTGTTGCAGGTGGATCATTAATTGATACTGGCAACGAGAACATGCTTCTCAATCCCAACTTTGAGGCTCCGACTCTTTCTGGATGGACTTGCACGACTGGAACTTGCACCGTTGAATCAACTGTTTTTAGCTCTGGCAAGCAATCAGCAAAGATTGTTCCGGCGGCAAATATTTTTGATTTCTCTCAACAAATAAATACTCCGGCAAATATTCAAAAACAAGGAGTCGTGGGGATTATTTATAATTTTCCTGCGACTTGTACAACTACCTCTGTTCAAACAATAGTAGATGGTACAGCTCAAAGCACAGTACCAACGACAAGTTTAATTTTAGATGGAGCTTTTCACTCGATAGAAATACCAACAACTTTTGGTGCGACAAGTGCAAAAATAAGAGCATTTTCGACGGCAACTTGTACGGGAAATATCTATTTAGATAAGGCGTATATTTCTCAGGGTCTAGGAACTCAAAACTTGATGTTGGATAATGTATATTCGGCTCAGGTGAGCGCGTCGGGCGTAGTAACTGGGGAAAATAAAGATTGGATAAACAGCAATTGCACAATGTCTTCAGGTATTTCAACTTGTACATTTAATACTGGAATATTTACAGTAGCTCCAATTTGTACTGCTATTAATATTGAAACCGCTACAAACAGATACGTTAACAATTTGCCGGTATCTGTTATCGGAGTAACAACTCAGTTATATAATTCCGCTGGAACTGGGACAAATACCGCATACCAAATTACCTGCCAAAAATCCGGCAACGACTACCTAGCTTCGTCGGCGAATGTCTATGCTTCTCAAAATGCAAACTATGATTGGACTAGTTATACTCCGACTTTTACAGGAATAGGAACTACTGCGCCTACTACCAATCAATGCAAACATAGAAGAGTTGGTGGAGATTTAGAGGTTTCATGTAGTTTCAACACAGGTACAACAGCAGCATCTTTATTTTCTATATCTCTTCCAAACTCTTTAGCAATAGATACTTCTAGAATAACAACAATTGGAAATAGCACGGCATCTCCCGGTCAGTTTTTTGGTGATTACATACAAAACGGAGCAGGTACAGTCGGTCATATAGTAACAGCTCCTTTAACGAGTACAACACTTCTATATGCTGGAACTGTAAATAATGCTGTTGGGCAAATTACTCCTGCAAATGGAAATGCCACTTTAAATAGCTCTGTTTTAACAAATATATCTTTTAAAATACCAATCGCAGGCTGGTCAAACTCCAACGTCATCGTAGGTTCTTTCGGTGGATATAATGCAGTTCCGGGGTATCAGGGGAATGTTGATACGTTTAGTGTGAGTTATGGAACGACAAATGCGACGACTGCTTGTACTGCTTCTCCATGCAGTTATTTAGATCAAATTGGTAACATTGTTTCGAGTGTAACAATCGCAGGAACTGGAACATATTCTTTGGTATTATCCAGAACATACTCAAAGCTAAAATGTGCAATGAATCCATCGAACGCAGTTTCTGGAACCAGCATTGCAAACGTTAATTTAACTTGTTCATCTTGTAATACTCTTCCGTTTAACACTTACAACAGCGCAACAGGAGCCTTAGCTAGTACTTATGGAACTTTCATGTGCCAAGGTAGTTATTGAGCATGAAATTAATACAAATTAAAAACTTTTCTAATTATTACTGCGACGAGAGTGGAAACATTTTCAAGAACAAATTGGGTGAATTTATTCCGCGTAGCCATTGGATTGATAGGGATAACTACCATCGAATAATGATGTACAACGACAGTGGTAAAAGAAAAAGCATGGGTGTGCATCGAGTGGTTTACTCTTGCTTCGTTGGTGATTTAATTGACGGCTTGACTGTCGATCATAATGACAATGATAAAAAAAATAACCATTTTTCAAACTTAGTTCAAATGAGTTTTTCAGAGAATGCGAAAAAAGCAGTAGTTGGAAAATGCAATCCAAGAAGCAATAGGAAATTATCTCAAGAAGTAATTAGTTCCGTTTTTAAAATGAGAGAGCAGGGCATTTCATATAACGAGATTTCGAGGTTGATAGGTATGTCTCCAGCAATGTCTTGGCATATTATAAATGGAAATACTTATTATGACCTAGCAGGAGCTATTAATGTATAATTTAAAAGTCACAAAGCCTGACGGATCAATAGAACAATCAGAATTTGCTACTAACGAAGAAGCAGTCAATTGGCAAACTCACCTTGAAGCGATTGGCTATATTGGCACTTTCGAGATCAGCTCAATTAATCCACCGATTGAAGACATTTCACCACGCCAAATCCGTATGGCTTTGCTTAGCTTTGGTTTAGCTGAAAATGCGATAGATGGGGCGATTAGCAATCTCTCAAGCCCACAAAAAGAGCAAGCTATGATTGCTTGGAAATATTCAACTACTTTTCAGAGAGAAGCGGAGGCGGTGGCGATAATTGGATCATTGTTAAGTTTAAGCTCTGAGCAGTTGGATAGTATTTGGAAAGTCGGAGCTAGTTTATAATGAAAATCTCCCAAGTCGGTTTAGATTTTATTACGGAGTTTGAAGGCTTCTATCCTAACGCTTATCAAGATCAAGCTAAAATTTGGACAATCGGGATTGGGACAATTAAAAAACCCGATGGAGCTCCAGTTAAAAAAGGAGATGTTTGCACGAGAGAACAAGCCGATCAATGGTTGGCTTTTGAAGTTAATGAAAAATGTGCTTATTTTAATCAAGTCTTAGGTAAAATTAATCTTCAATTAAATCAAAATCAATACGATGCTTTAATATCTTTTTTCTATAATGTAGGAATTGGTAAATGTTATCAAGGAACTACAATGGGCGATGCTCTTTACTCTAAAGAAATTAATATAATTGCCCAAGCTTTTTTAGTTTATTGCAAATACACCAGCAAGGTTTTCGGCGTTTCAATTAAGAAAACTTCTAACGGTTTGCTACGAAGGCGTAACGCTGAGAAGTTGCTTTTCGAAGGTAAAATTTAAAATGGAAATTACTCTTTTCATTATTGGCTTACTCGTTACCGTTATCGGCTCACTTGGTTTAATTATTTTAAACTCAATGAAAGATGAAATGAAAATGGGTAGCAAGTCGGTTGAAAAGTTGAATGTAAAGATTGCAGTGGTGATTGAAAGAATTGAATACCATGATGAAAGAATAAAAAGATTAGAAGAAAAAGAAAGGTAAATGACAACATACTACGAAGCCTCACAATTAACGAGAAGCCAAAAAGTCACCCTTGTTTCTTGTGAAGCGGTTGAACGTGTAAAGCTTTTTACCGCCAATGGAGCTAATTGGGATAGAGTCGTCAGTCACTTTGTTGTAGGTGTTAAGGATAACGGAACAGTAATTACAAGCTGGACTTATAACCCTTTGACTAATATTTTACAAATTACAGGTGGGGCGAATCCCAAGACTCGCAATCTGTCTTTAACTTATCGCTTTTTCTTTTCCAATATGCCAGTGCATCTACCTTATGACTTAAGCACTGGGGTGCATGTTGAGTGGGTTCCTTCGATTAATACTGTAGGATCCATTGGACAACAACTTGATGAAGAAAATACTGGTATCGTTTTAGAATCATCTTCAAATATCG